TGAAATCTTCGAGGAGCCGTTCGAGGTCGCGTTCCCATAACAGGTCTTGCTGCCACTCGTTAAAGTCCCGCGACGCGCGGTCCGGGTAGGAAGTCGATTTGATGGATGGCATGGTTTCCATGATTAGGCCCATTTAGGCAAATTGAGTTCAAGAACTTGGTCGGCGTATCCGCATGGTAAACCGTCCCACGCTTTGAAACGCTCCGTGATTGTCTGTAGCATGTAGTCCGCGCGGTTTACCGCGGTTGCGCTCTGCCGATACACCTGTACATTGTATGGCGGTGTGGTTTCTGCGGCGATCCAATAGAACGCGTCGCGATTGAACAAGCGGCAATACAGGGCGGCCTGCAGGTGGTAGTGCAGGTTGTGCGCCTGCCTTGAAAAGCCCTCCGGGCTGGCGTCCGAACAGGTTTTGATGTCCAACAGGGTGCTGGGGCCCAACCCGTCAGCCACACCGGTAAACGTATAACCCAACATATCCTTCGTGTGCTTAATTTCGCGTTCAGGACAGAACCCTAAAATAAGCTTCGCCACCGGATCGGCGAGGACACGGGAGGCCACTTCCTTGGCCTTGGCGTATTCGGCCGGTGTTAAAATACTCTTGCCATCGTTCGATTCCAAGAAAAGCGCCCAATCTGCCTTTCCGGCGGTCGTTCTCCGGTCGACTTCCGGGCTAACGGCGAAATTGTCCGCGAACGCGTCGTCGCCTTCTAGCACCAGCGCGTGGATGGCGCGCCCCAACACCATGGCGGGCGTTTCTTCGAATTGGCCCGTCACGTACTCGAGGTAGTGGTTGGGCGATTTGGCAAACGCTTTTAGGGCGCTGTAGGATAGATAGGGTCGTTTCATGGCAAAAAAGAATCTGAGAGGTACGCCCAATGAGAAATTTCTTCGTCTTCCTGCAGGAAGAACCAGCCGTAACTGTTGGCGAACATGGTCAGGTGGTCGATGTCCACCCGGCGTCCGTCCGGGCCGTGAACCACGACGAGCACGGCCTCGTGCGCGTCGGGCCAGTTACCAGCCAATTCGGCGCTGGACTTAGGCATGTGCTCTTTCGTGGCGTGCCACGTGATGCACCGGTTAAATTCAGAAGTCATGATTGGGGAAAATTGAGGGTGGCGATAAATCCGTTTAATTCGTTGCGGTTGGCGAAGTACTCGTCGATCAGTCGGTGATAACGGCTCAAATCCATGTCGGGCTGCTCGTATTGCATCCTGAATTCGTGGCTGGCCTCGTTGCGGAGATCCACCAGCGCCTCCACGGCGCCAATGAGTTTTTCCTTTTGTTCGTTGGTAAGTTTCATGATAGAAAAGTAAAAAAAGGGGCCGAAGCCCCGGTTAAAATGAGAAATCGAAGTATTCGTCGGCGTCGCCAAACACTACTGACACGTCGTAGTAAATCTTTTTTGCCTTGGTGATGCCCGGCACGACGTTAGCGGGTTGGCCGTTTTGGGATCCGGCGTACACCGCCTCGTTTTGCTCCGGCGTGAGCACGTCGGTGATGAAATAGTGACCGGCTTCTTTCGCCGCGCGCCGCACCGCGGGGGCGAATTCGATGGTATGCGACACTTGTACCCATTTGCCGGTGTCCTGCCCTTTGCGTTGTGACCACATCAATTCCATCGTGTGGCCGTTCGGGTTGGACGTGTACTCGTAGGTTTGCATTTCGCTCATGTCGCGGTTGCCGGTGCGGCTGGTCTTTACGCGGCGGACCGTGCATGCGGCGCCGTCTTCCGATACCGCGATAACCTCGTATACCTTGCGGTCGCTGTAACCGCAGATAGTGCACATTTCACCGACCACAGGGGTGGTGGTGTTGTTTCCCATCAAGTTGTTGACAAATGAACCATCTTGGTTCAGGGGGCGGGTTTGATGTTTCATCAATTAGGAAATTAGTGCCTTTCGGCGAATTTGTGGTACAAAGAAAAAATAGAAACAGTTGTTACACAATACCCCGATGTGTTAAAAGATGTTAAAAGATGTTAAAGAACACTCTGCCCTTTTAAAAGGGCACCCGTCCCCGCGTTCAGTTTGGCAATTTTGATACGAACGTGGCTATTTTCTTTTTGGCTTTGTCCACGTTGTCATATAGTTCTCTGAATTGTGTTTTTTTGTTTTTGACCACCCTTGCGGATGTGGTTTGGTAGTTTGCCCGTGGATCTGCCAATGACCGAGAGGATACTTCAACTTTGGTAAACAGATTCAAATGAATATAACCGTTCCCCATTTTGTTGATGTCAATAGAAAATTCGGAAGCACCTGTTCGATAAAAGGATATGCCTTGACTTAGCGCCCTTTCTTTATGATTGACCCTAGACAATAAACCCCGCGTGTAGACGGTGAGTTCTTGTAGAGCCGCCGATTCATCAAAACCGCCGCCGAATTCGTAGCGCTTGGCGTCAATTTCCTGTTGGTAGATTTCCAGTGCTTTCTTCATCACGAAGTTGGGTTTTTATCGATTCCTGCCCACGGCTGCTTCGAGTTTGGCGATCGCTTTGATTACCGCCCCGGCTTTGTCGAGGGCCTTTTCCAATTCCAACGACAGTGCCACCGCGTCTTTTTTCAGTTTGGTGGCGTCGCCGGGTTTGATCCCGTACGTGGCCTGCAGTTCCTGTGCGGGCTTGCGTACCGCGTTGGTCCATGTGCGGTACATGTCCGCGATCTGGTCGTATACCACATTCTCGTCGAAAGCAGCAAGTTCGACCCGCTCGGTGTTTTTGAATTCGAAGCGCTCCACGGTCAACTCTTGTTAAGGCGTTTCATCAGTTTGCCGTGCGCAGCGTTGTAATCCGCCACCGCATTGACGAACTTGTTGATCATGAGGTTGTAATCCGCCCGGATCGCTTTTGCCTCTTCCGGTGACGGCCCGAACGACCCTTTGTTCTGCTGCAAGTCGTCGATGGCATCTTCGGCCGTCTTCCACTTGTTTTTGTACCAATCCTGAAGTTCTTTCTTTTCTGCCTCCAGCGCTTGGCGGGCGGCGTCTTGGTAGTCCGTCGCGAGTGATACGCGAGTCATAAACTCTTTGATTTCGTTTTGCATGGTTATTGGTAAGTGTGTTTATACTTGCCGATTGTTTCTACCAATTTGTCGATGTCTTGTTGGTATTTGTGCGCGGCCTGTGCCATACCGTTAACCGCTTCGACGTATTGTTTCATCAACGCCTTGGCGTCGTTTTTTTCGATGCGGCCCGCGTCCAGCAGATCGAGGAACATCTTTTCAGAGAGCTTCCAATCTTGGTAAATAAAATCCCGGAGTTGTTTTCCCTCCGCGTACAAGGCTTTCCGGATTTTTTCCAAGTCGACACCGGCCAGCGCTACGTGCTGGTTATAAAGGTCAATGGCGTGTTTCATGGTTGTAGGTTTTGTGCGAATTTGCTGATTCTTTTGGCGGCCGCTTGAATTGCCGCGACATCGTACCACCTCTCCGCGAAGTATCCCCTTAATTGCACGTCGTAAGGTTCGGGGGTGGCGTACGTTTGCCACAGTTTGGTGCGGGCGGCTTCCTCTTCAGGTGTCAGCGCGTACCCCCATTTGATGGCTGAATACGACGTGAGCAAAGCATGGCCGAATTTCGTGTGGTAACTGTTTGCTAGGAAGAAGTTCTGCCTGTACGCTTCAATGGCGGCGTCCAACTCCTTGGTTTTGGCCTGAAGTTTTTTGACCAACCCGGCCGCGGTTTTCGAAGCAAGCGCTACCTCCTGCTGGCGAAGTTCTGCGTGGTAGACGTCAAGTGCGGTTTTCATCCTTAGCTCTGTTTTGCTTTGTTGTCGTCCGGACCGTACAGTTTGGGGTCGGCTTTTTTGTATTCGGCCAATGTTTTCTTGATCACGGCGCCCACGTCGTACGTATACGTTTTTTCTAGTTTCTTCATGTGGTTGTCCGTGTTCGCGACCGATGTTTCCACCTGTCTAACCGCGGGATCTTTTTCACCCGCTTTGTTCATCTCCGCGACGAGTTGGTCCTTCAGACCAATAATCTCATCGAGTTGTTTACGCAGGTTTTTGATTTCGGCGTCTTGGTCTACGGCTTTCAGCAATTTATTCAAAATGCCGCCCCACTCGCCGGGACCCGGGTTGGCCGCAAACTCATGTGATCGAGTGTTGCTCATTTGATCAGTGGGATTAGATTCCGCATTTCGCGGATGGCCTTTTGAGCCGCTTTGGGACTCCGGAAAACCTTCGGGTCTTCGCCGAGCGTTTCGAGATAATCTAATGTCATGTCCAGCTTGGCCATCGTTTTTTTGACCATAACGGCGTCCGGGTCTACTAACTTGGCCATGCGCACGTTTTGTGCTGCAAGGAATGTGTCGATTGCGTTTTTCATTAATTCAGAATATATGTGATGTCTTCTTTGTTAGCACGGTGCACGTATACCGGCGTACCTTCGCCCACCCACGTGCTCAGCACGTTGTAGTCGAGATACTCCCGCGCTTCTTCCTCTGTCATGTCGGCGGAGAGGATCTCTACCATCCGGTCGATGTCGTACACCACGCGGGGCGGTTCCGTGTTGTGCATGATCCCCACGATGGCGTCGTCGAACCCATCTACCAGCATGGTGGGGTCTAGATCTTTTCCAGCACCCATAGCGCCAACTGATCGTAATCGAGCACGAGCGGCCCCGCCTGTTCGGACAGGTGCGTGATGTCGACCGTGTGATTGGTGTAGATGTTGCATAATTTCACCGTGTTGATTTCGATGTCTTCCACCGATGTGATCTGGTCGTAGCCAGCCACGGACACCCCCACGACCAGCGCGAGCCGTTCGTCGAGCATCAGTTCCACCGAAACGTTTTTCATTTCCTGTTCGGTACGAATGCCTCAATAACCCGGTCGAGGTAGCCGAAAACGGCGTCGTCTTTGAGTGACGGCGTGAGCCGCACTACAACCTTGGCAAAAGCCAAACCGCCAAGAAGGATCTCGGCCCAATGATCGAACAGTAACTGCATGGTGTTGTGTTATGCCGTAAAGAAAACCACGGCGGGGCCCTCTTTGCAATATAGCATGTGTTAAAGTATGTTAAAGACGCTTTTCGATGGTCCGGATTGCGAAATAGGCCGCCACAACACCCGGGTACAACACCATGAACAATTCGCGCAAATCGTCCGGCGTGCGCCATTGCGGGTCGCTGCTTTCCTTGACCACGAACACCACGAACAAAGCCGTGAGCGTGAGCAAAACCAGCGGTCTAGCGGTTGCCGCTACGGGGTTTTCGCGGTCGAACTTCCACCGGCGCGTCGCCCCGGCGAACTCTTGCGCGCGGTTGAGGTTTACCCGGGGCAGCCATGGTATCTTCATTGAGTCGGCGGTTTTCGTCCCGCAGTTGCGAGACCAGATTAGTGAGGGCGTGAACTTCGGCCAGCAGTTTGGCGTTTTCCGCGAGCAGATCCGCCACCTGCGCTTCCAGGTGGCCCACCCGCTCCTTCAATTCGGCGCGCCATAGGGCCAACTCGCTATCTTTTCGATCCAGCGTGTTGGTCTTCGTGTTCAATTTTTTCGTGTAGTAGTCCCACGCTTTCGCGCTGGTTAGTGTTGCCACTACTGAAACAAGGGCGGTTAAGAACTGATCCATGGGTAGAAAGCCAGCGGTTGAGTTTTTCGGTGTTTCGGTCGCGTGCGGTCATGCGTATAGGTGTGGGTAGCGGTCGCGCAAAGGCAGCCCGCCGCCGGTGATCTGGAGCCCGTTTTGCCTGTATACGTCGATCATGGGCACCAACTCGTCGCCCGCGGACAGGCTGTACTCCGGGTACCGGGACTGATAATAGCGCATGTGGTCAATCATGCGGTCGGCGTAGAAATTGCCGTATTGGCGGGCGCGGTTGATCTGCAAGTCGAGTGTTTGCTTGTCGATCGGTGTGCCTCCGTCCCCGGTTCGCTGCACGATGCCGCCGTTGTCGATTTGGCTGTAAAGGTCCGGCATGAGGTCCAGCAGGCTGTACCACGCCACCACCCGCCGTATGTGTTGGTCGAGCAGATCGAGATAGGCCCCGGAGATCGTGTTGGTGCGCCCGTCGGTTAGGTACTTGTCGTACAGGCGCGTTCCGAGGATCGGGTGGAGGCGCGTATCCTGTGTGAGATATATCGCCACGCGCAATCTGTCGTCGTCGACCGACTTGTTAATGCTGGTGATGTGCTTCACGTATTCGGGCGAAGCCAGCAACACGGTGGTGGGTATCATAAGCCGGAAGTTTTGGCCCGTGCGTCTTTGGGCATGTTTTCGTTGTCGGGGTGGTACCCTTTGTGCACCATGTCGTTGGGGTGCGCGGATACCCGCCGCGGGTTCACGGGCAATTCATTGGCCTTTCGTTCGGCCGGGGTCAAGCCTTTGAGCATACGTTTTGCGTCGTTCACGCTCATGCGGCTGTCGTCCTTGCGCAGGAAAGTAACCCGCTCCCAAAAATGGTGACACCGCGGGCCGCCTTTGTAGAGCCACACGTCGTAGTTGTCGGCGCCCCCCGGGCCGAAACCCGGGTTCACGGCCTTCTTGGCTGCGCCTTGTATATCTTCCTTGCGGTAGAACTTGTTTAACGACATTAAGGTGCGGCAGAATTTCCTGCTGTCAACGGTGGTATCTCCCGCGTAGCGGTAGCGTATTTTGATCAAGGGCCGGTCCTGCGCAGACTTCGCCGATGGTTTGCTGTCAAAGAAGGCCCACATTTCGTCCAGCCCCTGTTCGGCGACGTAATCCACCGGCGCGCTGTGCACCTCTACGTATTCCGCGAGTTCGTCGTCGTCTTCGAGATTGACGAAATGCGCCTCAAGTTCGTGTGAGTGCAACGCGGTGGACTCCTCCGTGCGTTTTTCGTCGGTCTTCAAATACGGGTGGTTGTTCACGATGGATACCCGGCCGTAGATTTTCATGGCCCCGAAGATTTTTTCGAAAGCCCCGGCGAGCACCTGCTGTTTGGGTGCCACCACCTGATAATGAAACAACCGACTAGCAACTTCCAATTCGTCGGTGTTCCCCAATTCACCGGCCGTTTTCACCCCGAACATGGCGGGCGATACCACCCGGTGCCCGATCATGATCTTGTCGGTGCACTCGGTAGATAGGAATTGGTATTGGTTATGCGCATCCGACAGGGGCATCGGTTCCACCGACGGTTTAGTATCGGGGGTGTCGCTGTATGTGATCCAGACCTTGCCCGCATTGTGCGCACCGGCCGCGTTCTGTTCGATGTTCATCCGGATGCGGCGCTGCTCCTGTTCGGGGGGCGTGCCGTTGACAAAATGAATCATGAACGACGGCGCGAGCCCGTTCTTAATGTTGTTAATGTGAAACTCCGATATGTTCTTTTCTAGTTCTATATAGTTTAAGCAGCCGATGTAATCCGGTTTGGGGTAGTAACGGGATCCGGGCGACACGGGGGCCACATAGAGCACCTGCAGGGGGTGATCTTTGGCCTTCTCCGGGTTGAACGTGTGCAACCGCTGCGGTGCGGTGCGTGTATCCGCCCAATCGGTGCTGTAGTAGTAGTAATCCACCAACTCGGCGTCGTTTTCTTTGCCACTACGGAGGGCTTCGAAGGGCATGTGGTCCACCCGTTTGATCTCCCCGTCGTTGTAGCCGACCTCTATGGCGAACCCGCCGTGAATCACAAAATCCAGCGCGCACTTGCGGACCACCTCCTGCAGTTTCCACAGGGCCACCTTGACCATACCGGCGTCGGCGTCGATGTTCAGACCCGCGCCCGCCGTCATTTGTGCAATAGAATTGCAGAGCGCCCCGTGGGTGGCGGAAGACCTGAACAGATCGATCAGGTGGTCCGGGAAGAGGTTATCTTCGCCGTAGGTGATAAACCCGTCGCGATTTTCGGCCTCCACCATGCTAGGAGGGGTGAACGCGGAAAAGTTGATGGTGTGAATGTTGCTCATGCGTACGTCGTGGATGGGAGGGAAAGTGTGGGCGTGCTATAGTACGTGTAGGTGTCCTGCAGCACCACCCGATCCACAAAAATACGGAATCCGTTACAAAGGACCTCACAGGTGTATTGGCCGGTTTCGACCATGGGCCACGCCTGTGCATCTACCGCAAACGTGATATACCGGCGATCGACGGAGGTGGCCACGATGGTGTCTTGGTTCACTTTGTCGTCTTTTGTGATCCGGAAGACATACGAAAAGGGCGACGACAACGTGCTGCGCCGCTCGAAGCGCGCGCGCATGGTAAAATAGCGGGTTGTGTAGATCATGCGGGGTGGATATAACAGGGGCGGACCAAAGCCCGCCCCCGAATGTATGGTACCCGACAGGGCGTCAGAACGCGGGCGTAATCATCGTAACGTTCACCGTGATGTCATTCGTGGTCATGCCATCCAACGGATAGTTCGCAGACCCCGGGCCAGCGGTGCGTGCCAATTGGAGGGCGGGCTGCTTGCTCTCCGCGGTAACGGTGAACGTAAACCCGTGCATGTCCCCCTTGGCTGCGCCCGTCTGCATGGTGCCGCCCGTCATTTCGGCTCCTTCGTCAAAACCGATCACGAACACAGTGTCGTTGTTGTCGAGGGCGAGGAACGTACACCGCACTTTGGCGAGGGCACGCAAGAACTGCGTGGTGGCGTGGTCGGCTTTCAGGAGCGTGATTTCCAGCGCCTGTTCGTAAAAGACCGTGCCGTTTTCCGGGTTCATCTGGAACGTTTCGGTGAACGATCCGTGCCCCTTGAGCAGGTCGATCTTGTACGCCTCCAACGCGGCGGGCACGTTGGTGATTTCGCCGTTCGTGGTGGTGCACCCCACGCCGGTGAGCGTGACCGGGTTATCCGACGCATCGGTGAGCACGTATACAGCCTTCAGGCCGCCTACGGCGTCGCGGCAATCAATACCGCGTCCTGTGGTGATCGTGCAGGGCATGATTAAGAACCGGTTGCAGTGCGGGAAACCATCACCGTGTCGGCGAGAACGCCCACCTGCACCCCGGCGGTGTAGCGGTAAACCACACGGATGTTGTCCGATCCGTCTACCGGTGTCATATCAATGAACTGTGCTTGGTTGTGATCGCTCAACAGGTCGGTGCCGAAGAACAGGTTACCCTGCTTGGCAGCCACCACGTATTCATTCGCCATGCCGCGGCACACCTTGATCGGGTGTCCGAGGTAGTTCTCCGCGATCGGTGCGTTCAACGCGAGCGACGGGTGCGCCCCGGCAGATACCAATTTCCGGTAGTAGAGGTAGAACGTGGCCGGAGACATGCACAATTGCACGTCTTGGTCGCCTTGCAATGCGCTGGGCAGGTTGTCGATCACCAAATCAAGATTTGTTAAGATGTTGGTGGTGGACCATGCCGCGCCGGTGCTGGTGGATTGGAAATTGCGCGCGCCGTCGTGCAACAACTTCTGCACACCGGTGAAGTGGTTGTTGTCGAACGTATCGGTGAGCGAATCGCCCACGACAGTACCCGAATCCGTCCCGTCGGCTGCGGTGGAGGTCAAACCGGAGGTGCCGCCCTTCCAGATATTGTCCTCGATCGCCTCGCCGATCTTGCTGGCCACGTAGAGCAACATGAACTGCGCGAATTCGGGGGGCAATTGGTCGTTGATGAACCCGCGGCCCGTGTTGAGTGACTCCCAATCGGACCGGAAGTCTTTCTTGCACAACTGGACGTTGGTCATGAGGTCTGCGGGCGTCAGGAAGCGCTCGCCAAGGGTGATCACCCCGGCCGCGGTGAAATCACACGCCGCGTCTTGCACCAATCCGGCGCTGTCCATGATACGCAGGGCTTCACGGTACTTCACGCCCTCCTTAACGGTGAGCACGTTCTTCGTGAGAGAGTCGGACGATTTAACCGCCGCGGCGATGTAGGGCCGCGCAAGTTCCCCGGCGTAGCTTTTGGTGTTCGTAAATGTCGTAGGCATCAGTTATAGGTTTCGAAGATGGAATAAACAGTCGACATCTGTTCCGGCACGCGGGCCGGTTTGGCGCTGAGCGACTGACGGGACACACGCGGGGCGGCTTCCGCCTCCAGCGTGTCGATACGCCGCTGCAGCGCGGCGATCTTGTTCTTTTGCGCGGAGATGCGGCTTTCGTAGGACGCCTGCATTTCCGAAAGGTGGGCGGACATGGTTTCTTCTACCATCGGCTCTTCTTCGGCGGGTGCTTCGGCGGCTTCGGGCTCACCCGTAACCACGCCGTCTTCTACGGTCAGCATGGTGCCATCGGTGCAGGTGTACTCACCGGTAGGAAGCGGGATCTGCTCGCCCTCGTCCGTTACGATGTACACGTTGGCGCCTGCCGCGAAGTCGCCATCGGAGAACACCTCCGTGCCGTCTTCCAGCGTTTTGGACGCCTGCGTTTCCCCGGCGGGCTCTTCCATGGGCTCTTCCATGGGCATTTCGTCCTCTAACCGGTACCCGTACCGGCTGAGTGTGCGGTTGATAATCTCTTGAATTGTCATCACAGAGAAAACTAAACCGCGGCGGGTTTTTTAACGCGCTCCCCGTACAGGCCCTCAATGCTGAAGCCCAAAACCTTGCCCGGTTTTACGTAGTCTTCCCACAGTTGTGTGTTATGCACTTTGCTGGTGATCATCCACGTACCGGCTTTTACATCGAATCCGTGGTGTTTTGCTTTGTCCATGGCGGGGTTTTCCACGATCCACGATTCCACGACGGCCACACCGGAAACCGGGGCGGCGTGTTCGAGGGTATGGGAAAGCGTTTTCTGCCGCGCGAGAAACAACTCGGCGGATTTCCGCACGGTTGAACGCGAGAACCACACGAAAAACTCGCCCCTTTCGTTCTTCCTGTAAATCGGCAGATCCGGGATTAGCGCCGGTCCCATAACCATGCGTTTTTCTTCGGACACCACACTGAATTGGTAGGGTGCGGAGAATTTCATGAAATTGGCCTTGATGGCGGGCATGTGCACGAGGGACACGGCACTGACGCCCTGCACGTCGTCGGCGTCGTCGATGTAAAGTTCAATTAATTTCATAGTGAGATTTGGTTTGCGATTTTCTGTTCGCGCATGGCGCTGTTTTGGATGTCTTCATTTACCACGTAGGCCCGCATGGATCCTTCGAGCCCGCGGTTTTGCATGAAAGACAGGTCGACCGGCTGGACCGCGGTTTCCCCGCTGTCGAAACTATCGTCGAAACTGCCGCCGCCGTCGAATTGTGTGCTGTTGATAGCGACGAGTTGCGCGGCCCCGGTGGCGGCTACTATCGCCGCCTTCACGAAATTGGCACCCGTGAGGGCGTCCTGAGGCACGGCGAGTTGTTGCATTATGCCGGACGCAGTGGCCAAATACACCTGCGCACGCTGGATTTTCTTGTTGAGTTCAAATTGGCGCCGCGCGGCCTCCTCGCTGTCTTTGTCTTGCGCGTTGTTGAAAATGTCCGCGATGTTCAGCAGGTTTTCGCCGATCCACACGGCGTCGTCGATTTTGCGCTGTCGGGCGTCGAACGCCAGCGAGCGCCGCTCTTTTTCTGCGTCTTGTTCGGTTTTGGTGCGGAGGGCCTCGTAATACCCAACGAGTCGGATTTTTTCCTCCTCCGTGGCCTTCAGGTTGGTGAGTTCGAGCAGATCGGCCTTTTCCTGATTTCGCAGATCGGCGAGGTCGCGCTGTAGTTGTGCTTCGATGCCGTTGCCCGCGGCCTGCAGTTCGATGTTCAGCAACTTGTCGGCGAGCGATTGGGCCCGGTCTTTCTTGTCCCGTTCGTACTCGCGCTCTACGCGCGCCCGCGCATTTTCGAAAGACTGCCGCAGATTCTCCTTTTCCGCTTCTGTGGCGAGCAACTCGTTGAATTCGCGGTTGGCCTGCAACTCGTCGGCCTCCAACTGCTTGAGGTCCGCGGCCCGTCTGCCCTCCAACGAATCGTCGAACGACTCCCGGGTGGCGTCGCTGATCGCCCGCAGAATCTCCTCCTTGCGCCGGACCTCTTCCAGATCCATGGCGACCAACTGTTGGTTGTACTCCTGTGTGCGGTTGAACAGTTCCCCCTCGAGTTCAATACGCGCGGCGGTGGACTCGGCGAGTTGGTTCTGCGCTTCTCTTTTGTCCTCCAACTTGGTGGCCACTGCGCCTTCTAGGCGGGCTACCTCTTCGGCCTGTGCAGCAAGGGCGATGTTCATCTTGAGCATCTCCATCTCCGCATCGCGGGCCGCCTGCAGGGCCTTCACTCGATCTTCGTACACCACCCGTTCGTTGTCCGCGACCAGCATGTTTTGGGCGATCGTGTTCTGCAATTTCGCGGATGCCTTGGCGACTTCGTTCTGTTTTTTCCTCAGCGCCTCCTGCGCATCTATGAGGTTGGCCACGGAATCTGCCGCCGCGTCAACAGACGATGCCACCTGTTGGACTATCGGCAAAAGCGTGTTAAAGGCCAGCTTGGTAACCGCGGTGACCGGGATCAGATCCGTTAAGCCGTCCGTAAAAGTCACCACGCCCTTCTTGGCGGTTTCCCACGCTTCGCTGAATTCCCCCTTGAACAACAACAGCAACGATTCACCCACCAACCCGGCCCCCTCGATAATCTTGCCGAACGCGTCTATTACGTATTGCTTCAGGTTTTCGTAAAAAAGCACGATCGAACCGATCGGGTCTTCAAACAACGATTTAAGCGAATTCCACAGGGGCAGGACCACGTCGTTAAGTAGTATGTTCATGCCTTGCGACAGTACCCCCGTGGCGATTTGCAACATGCGGGCGCCCTTTTCGGAGGATTGGAACCACTCAACGATGGACCCCAAAAGCACTACCAGCGCGCCGAGACCGGTACCCACCAGCGCCGCCTTCATGCCCTTCATACCCTTCGTGAACCTCTGCGCGCCAGCAAGGGCACCGGCGAAACCCGGCACCAACCCGTCCACCATCCCCAAAATGTCATCCCCCGCACTACCCGCCGCGTCCTGAGCGTCGCCCAATAGATCGGTGAGTTTCTTGATAGAGGCGTTGCTACGTTGGAACCCGTCGGATATGGCATCGCCCGCATCCGCCCCGGCTTCCGCGGTTTCGTCGAGTGCATCGCGCAGATCTTCAACGGACCCCTGAGCGGTGCGCGTGTTGACGTCTACATCTATTTTGAAACGCTTCGCCATATATATAAAACCAATGAGATATATAAAACCACAACTGCCGCGTAAATCGCTCCGGCGCCTATCCTGTCAAGCAGCGCCCACCGCCGCGTATTCGGTGGGTCTTGAGCGGTCACGACTAGCGCGGCGATACCTCGTCGCAAGTCGTCGGCCAATGTTTCGCGCCCAAACGGTGTCACCGGCCTTGCCCCCTATAGGGCTTTTTGTAGTTCTTGCCGGTTTTGTGGGTGCCGTTTTTGGTTTTGGCGTGTATGCCGGGTCTGCTCACCTGACGCTCGATGCGAACGGAGGTCTTTTGGGTCTTAGCCATTGGGCATGAGTTCTGTGGGTACGTCTGGAGGAACTCCATTCACAGGTCGGTAAAACAGCCCCTCTGCCTCCTCGTACCAGTCGCCGATGTGGATGTTCATGTCTACATCTTCTATCACGAGATCGTGGGGATGTGGGTACGCAGGTGGTTCGTCCGCCAAAATGCGGTCGATGACATAGTTCCCTTTAATTACTACGTAAATCATTATATGGTGTATTCGATTACAAAACAAAGACCTCCGGCCCCACTTCCTCCTGCTCCGCTTGCGTTTCCATTGCGGGAACCACCCCCTCCTGAACCCGCTCCTCCGTACAAGCCCCCGTTACCACCTGTGCCACCTGTGCCAGTGATGGAACTTGCGCCACTCCCGCCACTTACACCCAACTTGTAACTTGGAGAAAGGGCTGCGATACGTGGGGGCCATACCATGCGGTCTACCACGTTATTGGTGCCGTTCAACCCGTTCGCGCCCGCTCCTCCACCACCCTGAATCCTTGTGGTTGTGGTTCCGTTCAATAGATAGTATTGGTTGCCTTGGTTGCCTGTACCGATGGAGTTTGCGGAAGTATTTCCACCACCGGAGCAACCGCCCAGCACGTTCACCACTTGGGCGCCGAATTGGGTTGCCAATGATTGGGGGTCTCCTGCGCTGCCTTGTCCTCCGGACGCGCTTGCATTCCTGCCTTCATGACCGGGAAAACTACCCCAACCATAGGCGGGGGTGTTGCTTTGAATTTGACGCTGACCACCCCCGAATCGGTTAGTTGCGCCTAGCCCTCCTTTAGCCACGCAATGCGCTCCGAATGAGGTGTCACCGCCTGTGCCTCCATTGTTGCCTACGGTGCTTGCCGTTAGCTGAGGTGTGCCTCCAGTCCCTCCTGCTCCGATAGTTACGGTCTCTGTGGCCCCTAACGAGGCAGCCATGACCTGCGTCCATGAGATGGATGGCGCGCCTCCGCCGCCTCCGCCGGGTGCTGCAACGCCACTTCCGAACTGCCCGCCCGATGCGCCTCCGCCGCCCGCTCCTAAACACAGAACCTCAATAAACACAAGGCCCGATGGCTTTGTCCATGTGGCCCCACTTACATACTCCCTCAAGGTTTGGGTTAACGTCCCGCCGCCTCCGCTGGGGTTGTTTGCAGGCAACGCAAATTTACCTATCATTGCTTGTAAATGTTGAGAGTGACAGTTATTGTGGCAGCCGGGGCGTTCGTGCTATAGATTTTTACGGACCCGCTATTGCTGTCTGTGCGCGGCAAAAGTTGGGCCGTGCGGATCGTGGGGGCACTCCCATTGTCTGGAATAATGTCGACGATACTTGTGGTGGTGATCGCGGCGTCTGAGATGCTGGCCTCATAAATGCCCGAAACCAGCGACCACGCACCGGTGGCGACGGTCTTGCCAGTGACCTGGGTGATAGACGGAATCACTGGTTTATTGAGGATTTGCGCATCCCCACTCACCGAGTTCCAGTCGGCATTTACGTTCACCTCGGCCCCGGCTGCAATGCCGTCTAGCTTGGTTTTGTCAGACGCGGACATTGAACCCGCTACACTCGTGGTGGCCGCCGTAATGCTGATGGCCGGAGTGGTGCCGCCGCTACTGGATATGGGTGCCGTTCCAGTAACGGAGGACACAATGGTGGGCTTGTTCAAGATTTGAGCATCCCCGCTGACGGCATTCCAGTCCGCGTTCACATTCACCTCTGCACCTGCCGCGATGCCGTCGAGTTTCGTTTTGTCTGCCGATGACATGGATCCATCCGCCGATGTGGTTGCGGCCGTGATGCTTATTGCCGGAGATGTCCCCCCTGACGAGACAATTGGCGCCGTGCCGGTTACCGAGGCCACCGCCGCACCCGCTGTAATCCCGTCGAGTTTTGTTTTGTCGGCGGCGCTCATGCTGCCCGCGGTGGACGCACTCGCCGCCGCGATAGAGATGTCCGGTGTTGCCCCTCCGCTGGACGCTATGGGCGCCGTTCCCGACACGGAGGCTACCCCGGCGGCTGCTGGGGCGGCCGCTTCCCATTGCCCCGCCACCGAGTCCCACATGAGTACGTTGCCGTTGGCCTTGCCGGTGGTATCCACGTCCACCAACACGTCGATAGACTGCCCGGCCACACTGACGGCGTTTTCCACGTACGACACCCACACATGGGTAGGTTGGTGGGTTACGCTGACTTTGAGTACATCCCCGGCCGCCAGCGGCAACACCTCAGTGATGGTATTGGTTAGTGCCTTCGAGGTGAGCGAAAACTCGCCCATGCTGGTCTGGGTGCCACCGCTTTTGGTAATGGCGAGAGTGGCCGTTGTTGTTCCGCTGGTGTGCACGATACGCACCGCCTTGACTAGCGTGGTGCTGGCACTTGCGGTAAACACGGTCACGAACGTGCCGGTGCTGGTGATGGTCGTTTGGGTGGTGTTGTATAGATTCGGCATTATTTCTCAAAAAAGACCATGAACAATTCTGCGGCGTCCACGTCCGCACCCGCGGCCGTGTTATCGATCGTGATGGTGTCCGTTGAGGTGTTGGCGGTTAGGCTTACCCCACTGCCCGCCGCGAGCGTCAGCGTGCCCGTTTTGGTGTTGGCAGCAATCGTAGACGCCCCTACCTGCACGTACGTGAACGCCAATTGGTTGACTTCGGCCCCCGTCGCGATTGTGTCGAGTTTGGTACCGTCCACGGAGACATCCCGGCCATCCACCGTGCCGGATACGGTCAGGTTGCCGGTGATTTTAGCCCCGCCGTTGACATCCAACGCCGCCGTCGGGGCTGCGGTATTGATGCCCACCTTGGCGTTGTTACTGCTGGCCGTGGCATAAATAGCGGTTACCGTGTTAGGGGTTGGGGTGGCGTCGTCCTGTACATTCGCCCGGAAAACGCCGGGGCTGGTCTCCGTGAGACTCAACGACGTGCGACCGGACACCGAGGCCAAAGTCATGGCGGTTTGCGTCAGGCTTAGAGACGTGCCGTCGGTTTTGTTTTGCTGGTACACCACTTTCGTGGTGCCATAGTCCGGCCCTTTGGGGTTGAACGTTTGGTACAACAAGTCCAGATCGGCAGAGATGGCCGATACCGACCCGTTCAAGGTGGCCACGTTGGATTCCACAGTGTCCAAATTAACCGCCTGCGTGATGCTGATGTAGTCCGTCTTTAGCCGGATGTCATCTATCGCCTCTTCGATGTCGGACAGATCGGGCGTGGGGGGCACGTAGGGTTGCGGCGAAACCCCGCCACTCGGTCCGTAGGTGTTGGGCACCGGTCCGGCGTAACAGCGTGAGCCATCCCACCGATACCCGTACAGGGTGCAACACTCCTCCGATCCGCCGCTGGTGGCCCCGGAAGCGTCCGTAAATGTCACGATGCCGTCAATGCTCACCGTGTGGGGTATATAGACGCACGCCCGTGGTTCATCAAAAATCTTCAACAGTGTGACACTGCACACCCCCGGGAGGTTGGCCACGTAGCCGGAAATATCTAAAATCCGCCAATATCCGCCATGCGTGTAGATCGTGTCCGCGAAGGAAAACGTGGCGATGTCTCCGGGGGTCAAAAAGAAATCCGCCGTCATTATGCGGGATTCCTCGCTGTACAGGTCGCGCACATAACCGGCCCAAAACCGGTTATAGAGGGTGTTAACCGGGTAGGCGGTGACTATATGCGCCGCGTCGTTGCCGAAAAACAGGCTATTGCTGGTTAGCGTCGCCGGTTCGGCACTGAACGGAGAGAACAGCGGGTAGGTGCTCTGCAGGGTGGACGTGGTGCCGCTGAACATCCGCCACGCGCCGGTGATGTTACCGGCAAAGTAGCAGATCATGGGGAGCGGTTCGGTGAGCACCGCGCCGTCGCTGTCGTACCCCTTGAACAGCAGCATGGATCCCACGCGGTTGATCACGAACGGGGCGTGACCCGCCGTTATCGTGGTATCGCCTTCCGCGAAGTCGTTTTCCGTGTCCGTGATGCGCTGGCGACCGCAGACGCGTAGCGCGGTGTCCACGAAGGCCGTGTTCACTATGTCGTCTGACTCTGCGAACGTCCACTCGTACGTTTTGGTCTGCAGGTCGGTGGTGGGCGTCAACTGCACGTCGGTAGTGCGGTCGATCTTTTGCGACCAATCGAGCACGCTTCCCGACTCGAAGTAGTCCTTGGCGGGTTCCACCCGTATCGTCTGCGTGTTGCGATCCGGCACGAACACGAGGTTGAACATGGCTTGCAGATCGGCGAGGTAGTCCAGCGCCGCATAATCCGGCATGTTTTCTGCGATCCGCACCGTGCCGCCGGTGAGCACCCCGGAGAAAGTGCCAAATCTTACAAAAGTGCGCACATATTCAGGCGCGGAGGTTCCATCAAAGGTGAGCGTGCCGGACGACCACCCGCTCTCCGTGAACGCGGCCAGCCGGTACGTTTCACCGGCTATCACCGGCAACGACAGGTACACAGTGGTGTCTATCCCGTTCCCCGATCCGTTGATGGTGTAGATGCCGGATTGTACCACCATGCTGCTGTACGTCGGCCCCTTGGCCAACCCCATGCGAAAGGCCATTGTGGACCCCGCGGTGAGCGTGGCCTTGACGTGGATTTCGGCCGTAATTGTGGCAGTTACGGCAGCGGTCCACGTGCTGCTGGAGAACGACGCGTTGCTGTCGTAAAAGTAACTGCCGCTATCTGTCAGGTTGGTGAAAACATAGAGCGCACTACCCGACGGGGTAGCGTTGGACGCTAGACCGGCTACCACCAATTGCGGCGTGTTGGCGTTGGACACCACCATGACATCCCCACCGGCAAAGGCGGGCATGTACATTTCGTGCGCCGTGAAGAACGCGCTGGTGTAGGTGTACCCCGCCCGTGCGAAAATGGCGTCTAGCACGGTTTTCACCCGCACAAAGGGCGTCAATTGGTACGGGTGCAGGGTGTTCGCGGTGTCCGACAGGTTGATATCGGTGTTCAGCCAGCCGAACGCCCGGTCGATCACGCCGTAGCGCACCACTCCCCCGTGCAACGAGCCCCCGAAAGAGGCCACCACGTTGGTGTAGTTGAGCGTGTGGTTGTAAGCCGAAAAATCGAGATCCCGCAAGCGGACCCCCTGCAAACCGGCCGCCATATCCACGAACTCGCCAAATATCACCACGTCGTACTCGGCGACATCCCCGGCCTTTACGATGGCGCCCTTGAATTGGAGGTGGCCGGTCAAGATGGGCAGCCCGTCGTTGCTGACTACCGCTTCGTGTTTCAGTTTGATGGTGAAACCGCCCACCTTGTTGTGATCCTCCACCGCACCGAAATAGTGCTTGTTGGTGTCGGTGGCGGGCAACCGGAATTCCTGCGTGTGTGACCCCTTCGCGGTGTTGACGTTTTGGATGTCTTGGAACGCGTAGGTGAGGGATACGGGCTCGTTCTCGAACACGTCGAGCTGTACCCACGCCCCTGCTTCGTTTTTGGCTGTGATGGTCAGCATCGCATGTCCTGTGCTTCCACGAACGTGATCTCAGCGGTCTGCATGCGTGAGGTGCGGCCCACCACGATGGCGGCGTTGTGGTTCTCTACTACCAAGGGCCGCCAGCGGCCGCCGATATACGCCCAAATCATGCGCGACCGGGCCAATTCCGCCAGCAGGGTGGATTCTTCGGGTGTGACCCCGGTTTTCATCAACGTGTGGGTAACCACCGCCGTGTTGGCGATGGCCTCTTTCGTGCGTTCCGTGGCATAAAAGAGCGCATCAGAACCCGAAAAGCTACCGATAGGCCGGACGATAGATTTTGACTCAACCGCGTGGTCTTCCTTGCGCCGGGCGTCAAATTTCAACATGTCCAACCCGCCTAGTCTGTTGGCATACAAAACCCATGTGTCATCATGCTTGCAACTGCCGTCTTCATTCACGATCAGTATGTCGTCCAGCGGTGAGCCGCTGTACATGTTGCAGACACGTATGTGTGTCCACGGGGTCGTGGTTAAGTTGGTGCCGTAAATCGACGTGATGTGCGCCGGGCCGATCGGGATGTACAACATGAACTGCCCCGCAGTGGGCACTGCTGCACCAAACGCAAATGTTGCACCGTTGGTGGTATTTAAATCCGTGGTGTGGGTGGCCACGGTGGTGGCGCCGTTGTAGATGCGGTACCGGATCTGCTGAGAGACGGACCCCACCGCCGTGCTGTATAGCCGGGCCATCCACGCGGTGGTCGCGGACGCCATGTCCAACCTGATCGATGGGGTGGTCACGCCGTCCCCCATCGTGTAAACGTTCGTACTGCGTGACGTCACCCAACCGGGAGGGGCGGAAGTGGCAGCATACGACGTGCGTACCGGGTTTTGCCCTTCGTGGATCATGCCGTGGCCCGCGATTACGTAGAAGGTGTAGGTATTGGCCACCCCCTGTAACGCGCCGCTGTAGTACTCCTGCACGGTCACTACGGCCTTTCCTGCAGCCTTGTTGCTGACGCGGAATTTCACCCCCGAATACGTCGCAGAAACCAGCGGCTCGCCCATGCTGGTCTTTTCGTCGGGCACTACTAGGTCCTTCAGATATTGGGACGCGTCAAATATCAGCGCGTTGGATGGATTGGGCTGCACGTACGAGGTGTAGGATTTACCGTGCACCGAAATAGTCAGCGCATACCGGAACCCCGGCTGGGCAAACTCCGTGCTGGTATAGGTGAACAACAGGCGGTCGTTGCTGAACGCCAGCGTGTTGGGTTGCCTCGTACGGGATATGCTCATAACAAGTTGATTTCCAAGTCCTTGAGTAGCGCCGTTTCGATTTTCTTGGTACTCCTGTCGAGTGCCTGTTCGATCCCCCGGCTATAGAAAAAAGTACCCGGAATCCCCCGTTCGTATATGGCAGTCACGAAACGCATGGCGGCACTTTTCACGGCGGCATCCGTCGACTTTATGAACCGCCCCTCTTTATCCCGCATTTTCACCGGTTTTCTGCGGATCCAATCCTCCAATTTTTCCACCGGCACGACGGTGCCCGGATCGGTGCCATATTCCACACGATCGGCATAGCCGTCGGCTGGAGAATCTGCCGTAAATTCGAACCGCGTGTCTGTCCGGTAGTACCGGAGACTTTTTTTTAATGTACCAGATGCTACACTATTTGACCGGATCGGCCGGGTGGTGTACCGCAGTGTGCGGATCGTGCCGAGATTCAACTGCGCATACCTCACTGCCTCCTTCGCGAAGGCATCCAAGGCATCTTCCGTGTTTTTTAGTTTCATCCCA